TCATCAGTAAGATCCTTGCGCCCTCGCAGTTTCCTTCTTGCAGCATTACGTGCTGTTCTACGTTCTACTTGGTCTGGGCGCGAATGATAGTCGGCGTATTCTTTTGCGTAGTCTCGTTCTTCTATAAAGGCTTTAAATGAAATCATTACCGGATCTGTCTTTTTTTCTCTGCTTCGATCCACTTCTTCGCCTTAGAGTTATCGGGTGGTGATTTCGTAAACTTAACAGCATCACGATAAGCGCGAAGAGTTTCAGATTTATAATCTTTTCCGGTAGTATTATCGACAACCAGAAAATTCTTCTTACCAAACATCGCCTGAAACGCGCCTATGTTCGCCTGGACGCTTTTCCAATATTTCTGCACTTCTCCATCGGGAAGTGATCGATCGCGCTGCCTGTTGCGTTCTAGAGCGGTCTCAACGTCTGTATTGACAAGAATCATTGCAACATCGTACCCAATGTCTTTGAGTTTCTTTGCCTGCCCTTTAACCTTCTCAATGTCTTTTCCAGTACCATCGATGACCAAACCTAAACGACCATCTATATATTGTTGTTGGCGTTTCCCTGTCAGTTTCTGAGCACGACCTCTTATCTCTTGACCCTGAACAGAGAATATATTATCAGGATTCATTTCGATTCCAGCCTTTTTCATAGCCGTTTCGAAAGCATCATCAGAGTTAACAATCTTATAACCAAGTGATGTCAACCCTGTTTTACCAGCGATGAACGACTTACCAGAACCAGGTCCGCCCGCTAGGAAGATTGCTTTAAATATGGCGGGGTCATTGACACCCTCGGCAAGATGTTGTTTAAATGATATCATTGTTAGATTATCTAATTGTCTTAATTAATATTATTTATACTTTTAATACTTCGAACAATTACTTTGGTAGGTGTTTAGCGTGAATTTTACAACCAATGAAAGCGTTATAATAATCGTCTCTCAACAACACATCTTTGTCAAATTGTTCTTTGGCTTCAAAGTAAGACATCTCGCCTTTCGTGTTGCAAAGTCTCAATATCGTTCTATTATATATGTTATCTGAAATAGATATTTGTTCTTTTAAACGCTCACTACTACCATGGTATGTACGCCAATCGCTCTCTACGAGCGTCTTCTTGCGTCTCTTGCGTGTTTTGGTGACGGGTAAGATCTTACTACGCCAGAAGCCTTTCTTACCAATATATTTCATACCGGTGTCAGCCTCCTCTATCAGATACACAAAACCCACCAAAGAATTTAATTCTTCTTCGGTGGGTTCATAGGGTCGATCATTGTAATACCAAGTCATAAAAGTATGTTAGGTTACCGATTCCCACTGGGCTTCGATACCACACATTGGGCAATTTGCTGGTTTTTCTTCGTCGTCAGTAACAGTTAACTCGACATAGGTATCACACATCGGGCATTCTAATTCGTATTCGTATTCATCCATTTTTTAACTCCTTATTTTTATGTATATTTGAGGTTATTTATCCCGACGCATGTTCTTTTCCCCAACCCCAATCACCTTCCATACCCACTACTGAATATTCGGTGACTCGCTTCTCAAAAAAGTTATCGTGTGATGCCCCATTAAGCACCCAATCTAACCACGGAAGAGGGTTGTCTTTTTGTCGAAACTTAGTACGAAGACCGAGTTGAAGTAAACGTCGATCAGCAATATGTCTTATATATGCTCGCACTTCTTCCTTGGTCAACCCTTGTACTTCGTTGCCTTTGAATGCAAGATTGATAAACTTATCTTCGAGTGTGACAGCGTTCCTAGCCATTACATAGATCTTTGACTTGAGTTCATCGTTGACAATACGAGGATGTTCTTCGCAGAATGTTCGGAACAGTTTCGCGTTACCTTGCACATGTAAAGTTTCATCACGGATCGACCATTCGACAATCGTACCCATACCTTTCATTTTACCGAAGCGTTGGAAATTCAACAACATTACGAATGATGCGAACAAGGACATGCCCTCGTTGAATACTGATTGAGCAAGCGCAAGGGCGAGACCAGACTGAGTTGAACAGTCACCATTCGACATGAAATCGACCTTATCAGCCATCTCCTTGATTTCCATGAATTTGCCATACTCTTCGTCGGGTAAGCCCAAAGTATCGTTCAGAAGCGCGTAGGCGCGCTGGTGGACTGCTTCTCGACCAGCAAACGACGAAAGCATGTTGCGCACTTCGTTATTCCTAAACTTAGGTATTAACAGTTCGTGATAGTTCTCACCAACCTGTACATCACTCTGTGTGAATAGTCTCAACACCTGAGTGATAAAGTCTTTCTCATTTACAGATAATTTGGTTTTCCAATCCTGCACATCTTCTGACAGTTCCGCTTCGTCTTCGATCCAATGAACCTCTTCATGTTTCTTAGACAATTCAACTGCCCACGGATATTGAAACGGTTTATAAGTTTGAGAAAACTCAAGTAACGACATTAGTATTTCCTTTATAATCTCTGATTTCAGTTAATTTCATATAGTAAAACTTTCTCCACAACCACATTCTGCTTTGATGTTGGGGTTGTTAAATTCTAATCCTGCGTTTAATCCGTTTCTGGTGTAATCAACTTCACTGCCGTCTATGTAGACTAAGCTCTTTCCGTCAACAAAGATATCTATACCTTTGTCTTGGAAGATATTATCCCACTCTTGTTTTTCATCAACGGGTTCTACAATATACGCATAACCAGAACAACCAGTGGATTTTACGCCAACACGAATACCGATACCTTTACCGCGTTGTTCGATAAAATTGGATATATGTTCAGAGGCTGACTGTGTCAACGTTATCATGTTTGCCTCTATAGTCCTTTATTGCCGCTTTGATCGCATCTTCTGCAAGGACACTACAGTGGATTTTGACTGGGGGAAGACAGAGTTCTTCTGCAAGTTGGGTGTTTTTAATTTTCCCAGCTTCCTCAAGACTTCGACCTTTAACCCATTCGGTAAGCAATGAGGAAGACGCGATAGCACTTCCGCATCCGTAGGTTTTAAATTTAGCATCTTCGATAATTCCATTGTCATCCACCTTGATTTGTAACAACATTACATCACCACAAGCAGGTGCACCGACCATACCTGTGCCAACTTCAGAAGACTCCTTGTCCAGTCTCCCAACATTGCGTGGGTTTTCATAGTGATCCATAACTTTGTCTGAATATGACATAATTTAGCCTTCGCAAGCCTTACATTCTTCGTCTTCTTCTGAATCTACAACAACTCCATTAAAGTGTGCCATCAATTCATCGTAACCACCTATATATGAACCCTCTAAGTATATTTGTGGTAGAGTGTTTACTTTACGACCGGTAACTTCTGCGGCAGTCTTACCTATCTCTTCAAGATCGATCTTGTCGTAAGGTATTCCGCGCAGTTTGAGTTCTTCCATTGCCATAGCACAGAACGGGCAGTTCTTTTTACTATACACTAGTGTGCGAGCGTCATCTTGTAATGCTACTCGCTCCACTTTCTCACTCACATTCTCAGCACGATTCTTCGCTTCGGTGCGTAGGTAGTACAGACCTTTCAGACCTTCTTTCCACGCTTTGATATGAACCGCATTAACATATGACTTCTGTGTGCCTGACGGAAAGAACAGATTGACCGACTGACCCTGACAGACATACTTCTGTCGATCTCCAGCATGTTGTACGACCCAGTTCTGGTCGAGTTCTTGTGCTGTCTTAAAGATTGATTTTTCACCTTCTGTCAGGAAAGGTAGATGTTGTACAGAACCTTTATTAGTAATGATCGAGGTCCAAATCGAATCGTTGTTCTGACCTTTCTCTTCAAGTAATGTTGTGAGATATTTATTCTTTACAAGAAATGAACCAGCACGAGTACGATGTGTGTACGCATTTGCCTTAGATGGTTCGATCGAAGGGCTTGTTGATAGAACAACACCACTTGACGCATTAGGAGCAATCGCTAACAGGTGTGCATTTCTACGACCATACCCTTCACCATCAGGATAACAACCACGCACACGAGCAAGAAACCGAGTCTCTTCGAGTGCCTCTGACTTGATGTGACTGAACACTACATCATTGATTTCGCGTGCCTTATCGGATTCCCAAGCAACCCCATGTTTTTGGAGTAGTGAATGAAATCCCATAGCACCCAACCCAATAGATCTTTCTCGTGATGCGCTATATCTTGCTCTTGAGATTGTGTCGGGTGCGTTCTCAATAAAATACTCTAATACGTTATCAAGCATCCGAATAAGATCCCTAACAATGTTAGTGTCTTTCCATTCGTCGTAATACTCCAGATTGAGTGACGACAGACAACACACAGCGGTTCGATCAGCACTTGTAGGTAAGTGAATCTCGTTACATAGATTACTACCATTGATACGCAGACCAAGATCTTTTAGGTTCTGAGGCAAATCTCGGTTCGCCGTATCGATAAAGTTTAGATAAGGTTCGCCTGTTCGAAAACGAATCTCAATGATTCGTTCCCACAGTTTTCGAGCACTAACAGTATCTTTGACAGCGTCGTCCTTTGGATCTCGCAGATCAAATGTCTTATTGTTTACAACAGCGTCCATAAACTCATCAGTGATATTGACTGCGTTGTGTAGATTCAATGCTTTGCGTTGTACGTCACCCGTAGGTATACGCATGTTCAGAAACTCAATGATTTCGGGATGACTCACATCCATATATGCCGCATAAGAACCCTTGCGAGTCTTACCTTGACGATACGCAATCATGTCAGCATCTACAGTGTGTAGAAACGGCATTGGGCCTGGTGCGATATCACTCACGGTACGAACGTCTGACCAGTGACCACCTACGCCACCACCCATAACGCTTAACCAACGCAACTCAGACGAGTGTTCGATCAACCCTTCGAGAGTGTCGGGAACATATGTAAGGAAACATGAGATGGGCATCCCTTTGTTTTTTGTATCACCATTGGGGGCGTTCGACAGCACAGGAGATGCGAACATGAACCACTTCTTGCTCACATACTCATAGAGTCGGTTTGCCATATCTTCGTCTAATTCATCTTTGTATGTTGACCATGCTTTTGCGGCACGAGAATAGGCTTCTTGAGGTGATGTTTCATATTCTTTTAAGTAAAAATCTTTCAGCATCCCGACAGCATAGTCTTCTAACAGTTCGTCTCGGGATAGATCTATTTTCAGCGACATTCGTTTCTCTCTTTTTATAATTTATACAAGGTATATGATACACTACATATGACGCCGTGTCAATCAGATTTCTGTTGTTCTACCACTTCTTTATTCTTTTCTATCCAATCTTCAGCATCAGTTCCATCATCACCTGTCGTGGCTTCACGGTAGTAGAGAATGATCTCTTTCTGTTGACGAACATATCGTCGAATCTCTTGAAGATTGTAAGCCATGTTTTCATAACTTTGAGGGGTCAAAGCGAATACTACGAAATCTCCTCCAAGAATTTTTTCAATCTTAGCCGTCTGCTCTTCTAGGTTCTTCTGTGTGATAACAAAAAACTTAACATTTTCAAGTGAGATCTCTTGAGGAAGAGGCGGTTGATAAATTCGTAAAGGGACTGTCTCAGTGACAGTGACAACTTTAGGAGGAAGTGGTTCAAGTTCATCTTTCTGCCCCCAACCAAAAGTCGGGATCGACGAACAGCCCGGAAGCAATATAGCAACCAATACAATCAATACGATACTAATCTTTTTCATTTTTAATCTCCACTACATCGTCTGCTTGATCCACTTCACGACTGTCTTGTTCCACTTGGCGAAATACTTGTGCTGTACCGTTATTGATTCGAGGTTCAATCAGGCCTGGTTTTCGCCGTGCTAGTTTTGTGAGGTCGTGTTTGCGAAACACAGACATGTATTCGTCACGTTCTTTAGTAAGTTGGGCATGTTGAGTCGACAGATTCGTGAATGCTTCACGTTGTTTCTCCATGTCTTGTTTCATCGTCTCAATTGCTTTACGGTTCTGTTCTTCTGCCGCAA